TCGTTCACGGCTTCCTGATGCATCTCAGCTTCAAGTCCTGTGAGGTTGCGCTTCTCCAAAGCAGCCTTCATCAGGTTGCGGAAGCTGAAGTTTTCGCGAACGTTCTTCTCGTCTTTGCTTTCGCCGGAAGTTCCATGCACCACAGGGGCAACAGGAGCAACAGCAGCGGCAGCGCGCTGGGCAGTTTCCAAGGTGTCGATTTCCGCGTTCAGCTTGTTCACCTCTTCGGTAATTTCAGCAGTGCGGGTGATTTGTTCTGCGCTCAGGCTATCGGCAGCCAGCAGGGCGGACAACTCCGTGCGGAGGTCGGCCAGCTTTTCGCGCTTTTCTTTCAGTGCTTTCATTTTATTGAGTCTATTAGGGTTTGTTTGATTTTATTTTTTGCGTCAATTTGAGCCTGTGCAGCTTGTGCCGCTTCGTCGGATTCGGCTTGAATTGCGGCCCTCTCTTGCTTGATTGCCTCCATGTCGCGGGCTGCAATGCTTGTGCCGGCGTATGCTGGGTAAGTTACCGGGCTGACATCGTACAGGGCGCGAACTTCCAGTATTCGGCGGGTACCTTGCTCGCCGTACTTATCGCTGTGCAGCCATTCGGTGCGCTGGATGGTAAAGGCAAAGCTGCTCTGAGTGATGTCGCCGCGCTGAATGCTGCGCACCCAGGTAACGTGCGTTGGATTTTCTTTGTCCGGTGTAAAGCTGTAGGCAAGCTGGCCGGCTTCGTTCACCCATACTTTGGCGGTGCCTGAAGTGTTGCGGCCAAGCACTATGTTCGGGTCATGGTTGCCAAGTACTCGGATATCTGAATTTGTCAGCGCGTTGTCGAATGCGCCCGGCGCGATTTCTTCCTCGAACCAGCCTATGTCGGTTCGCTCGTTTACAACAGCGGCAATGCCTTCGACTTCTTCCGGCCAGTCCTGACCTTCGGCCATGCGAAGTTGAACCGTTCCGGTTATTGAGCGACGCTCTATAGTTGGGTTAGTTGTTTCCATCTGGGTTATTGGTTTGCGTTGCAGCTTGTGGGGCTGCGTCGATTTTGCTTTGAATCCAAGGGCGCATCATGTCTGATGGCACCAGGTTGGATTCGGTATAGGTAGTGTTGCCGTCCGGCAATAAGTCCATATCCTCGAACTTGCGCGCGTCGTTAGGCGAAAGCCATCCGCCGCGAATGCCAATGTTGTAAAATTCTGCCCGGCTCTTGCTGTCGGCGCGGAGCAGGCTGTTAAACTGAAACTTGAAATAGTAACTGCCTTTCTCATCTTCGCGCAGCAGCTTGCGTTTCAATTCTTCCTCCATCATTACCACCAGAGGCAGCATGGTTTGTACATAGAAGTCCTGCGCCTGCTGTTCCACGCTGGATTTAATGCCTCCATCATCGGCGCCTATCATGTAAGCAGGCACGCCGAACATACGGGCGATGTCCTTTGCGCCGTAGCTGCGGGTCTGAAGATATTCGGCTTCCTGTGGGGACAGGTTCAGCTGCTTCAGTTCGCTTCCATGCGGTAGGACGGTTGCAGGGTCGCTTCCGTCAAGAACTTTATTGAAGCTGTCTTTAAGGTCTTTGGATTGTTTTTGATCGAGCTGCTTGCTGCCATAGGTGATGACCCATTTCAGGGAAGCGTTTTTGCCATAAAATTGCGCGCTGGCTTTTTCCGCGCTTAGGTTTATTCCCAAGCTGGTAGCGTGCATCGCAATGGGTGACATTCCAACAACCGCGCTATCATAACACAAGCCTTTGAAATGCAGCATTTCGGTTGCCGGTATTGGTTCAGATTCGTCTTCTCCCTGAACATGATAAAACACAACCTCATCAGCCACCTTTACCGTAACGCGGCTGTGGTGAATTGGTTCCAATTCGATAGGTCGCTGGGTGACGGGATCGCGGTAGATTTTGACGAAGGCATTTCCGGAAATGTCAAGTTGCGCGCTTACCCACTTGATAAATTGAAAGCGGGTCTGCATCTCGTTGGGTTCCTGAATCAGCTGGTAAAGCGGGTTTTCATAAGCAACCCTGCGGCCCTGAGCATCCACAACATACAGCTTCAGCGGCATGGTGGCAAGGCTATCCGCCTTGACCCTTATGCAGGAATGCACGGCAGCTAATCTCAGCGCCGTGTCGGGGTTTACAGCGATGGAGGTACCGCCGAAGATACCGCGCACGGCATCGTAAGCAGCCCTTATCAGTTGGTCGGCATACCCATTACTCCTGCGCTCGGTAGTGGATACACCACTCCGGTGACGGGTAATCTCCAGCCCAGCTATTCGCACGGGTCAAATTTGCGCCCGTATTGATGGCGGTGCTGTAAACATTGTTTACTTCTTCATCAATTTTTTTATGTATCTGTAATACACCATTTTGAAACTTTCAAAATCGGCATAGCGGGTGCGGCCATTCTGTGCTTCGCACTCGTCTTCGGTCAGGTAGTATGCCTGCCGCTGGCTTACTCCGGTGCGGAGGTGTTCTTCGTACCTTGCGAAGAATACCTCGCGAATCCATAGGTTTTTAGAATACAACAAAATCGGCCTCCTTGTCTTGAAGTTGTGCATCCATCATTTCCCCGATGGCCATAACCATAGCCACCACGCCGTCCACCTTATCGCCAGATTTTGCCTTATCAACTTTCACGTTATTGGCCGGGTCTTTTGTTAATAGTACGTTTCCCATCATCCAACGTAATACGGCATTGCCGCCATGGATGATTGCGCCTTTCTTTGCCATGCGTTCAACCTCTTTTGTTGGGGCGGACATCGAACCGTAGCCCTGCCCGAAAGGGGCCATCTTTACGCCGCTGTCCATCAGTTCCGCGACGGGTTGTGTTGCGTTCCACCGGTCAAAGGCTATACTCTGAATCGGCGCGCTGTTTATTGTTTCCATTATGTGTTTCACTATGTATCGGTAATCTGTTACGTTGCCAGGTGTTGGGATAATTAGTCCGTCCTGTACCCATTGGCGGATTTGTGTTCCGGTTGCGTCGCGCCGGTTTTCGATTGTTTCTTCCGGAAGCCAAAACATCGGCTTGACATAGATTTTTTCCGGCCCTTGCCATACCCGGACGAATGCGTTAAAGTCAGAGGTACTGCCCAAGTCTAAACCGCCGTAGCATGGGTATTGGCTCAACTCATCGTCGGTCGGCAATGCTTCGGCGCCTGCCATCCACTTCGCATCGGGGATCCACGTCACCGCGCTGTCTGTCCAGATGTTCAGGTATTTTGTTTTAAATTCAACCTCTTTGTGCGCCATTTCTTGCGCCTCCCGGAAATCCTGGTGCAGCTTTTTCGGAAAAACCGATACGCCCCAGTTGGGGTTCGCTTTCTGCCATACCGACGGGTCGGCCCAGTCATCAGCCTGGTCAATAGTCCAGATGGCGGCAAAGGTGTTCGGGTCTTCAACTTGGCCATTCAGCACTTTCTCGCAGTAGCGCTGATATTTCAGCGCTGGGCTGTTTCTATCGAAGCCTGCGGTGGTTACTGTAAACATCATCGGCTGACGGCGCGCGCCCATGCCCGTAAGCAGCACGTTGAATAAATTGTCATTCCGGTGGGCATGGTATTCGTCGAGTGCTACCGCGTGAGGGTTCAGGCCGTCCAAAGTTTTGTCCTCAGATACCAGCGGTTTTAATTCGCTGCGCTCGTACTTCAGGTATTTTATCCGATCGGAGTTTGCATATTTGATTTCGTCGGATATGATCGGCGAATCCTGAGCCATTCGGTAGGCTTCCTCCCATATAATTTTCGCCTGTTCCATCTTCGTGGCAGCCGTGTAACATTCCGCAGCAGGTTCACCATCCGCGCAGAGAAAGTACAACATCACCGCCGCCGCTAATGTCGATTTGCCATTCTTGCGCGGGACTGCGATGTAGGCTTTTGTAAATCGGCGCAGTCCTTCCTGATCCACCCAGCCGAACAGATTAATAATGATGAACGCCTGCCAGGGTTCCAGGTAGAACTGGTTCCCGGCGGTGTGGCCCTTGGTGTGTTTCAGGTGTTGGATAAATGCGAGTGCTTTTGCTGCGTGCTTGCGGCTAAAAGTGTAGCCCTCCGGTTCGGTTTCCAATTCACGCAGGAACTTCAGCGCGGCATTCTTCAGGTGAACGCATGACGGTATTTTGTCCGATGCGACGTCCTGAGCAAAATTTATCCCTGTGCTTACGTTTGCCGGTGTCATACCTCAAGGTCTTTAATGTCCACACCGCCCAATAATTGGGCCAGCTTGTTTTGTGGTGACTTGTTTTTGTCATTCACATACGCGCGAGCGCGTGGTGTCATGCCAAAATCGTTTAGCATTTTAAAGTAATGCGCCCGGACCAACATCAAAGCCCGGTACTTTGGATTCATCGAAGGCTCGCCAGTCTTGCCGTGATAAACAACAATTTCCATGCTTCCATCTTCCTTCACAATTTCCGAGCGCAGCTGTTGAACCTCCTCCCAGGTATTGCAAAGTTCAATGACTGAATCTAAGTCTGTCCATGAATCGCAGCCCAATGCGCGGCTGATTTCGACAACCCTAAAGAAAAAGGTGTGGTATTCCTGAGTTTTGCCCGGTGGCGGGGTTAAATTTTGCGGTAACTTTTTTTCCGGTTCCGTTTGCGGTGCGTTGCGTTTTCCCATTTTTCAAATTTTTCGATTGGCTTCCGCGTTGGACGACA